AGCTGATCTCAATGGTTCCTGGCTTACAATCTGGGTTTTCAGCCCCTTGGCATTCGGAAGGAGACCACTGGGAGTCTGACTGGCTGTCTGTTGACACTGATAGACTCAAGCACTGGCAGCGATCAAGGGACCGAACAATAATGTGCACTTTGGCCAATTCAGAGAGATTGGTCAGGCCTGGGACCAAGATGAAGGCAGCAGTCACCCAAGAAATTCAGTGCAGGAATCATGCACTGCTCACAATGACATACCTCGAGAACAAATCAGGCACCTCTACGACAAACCAGACTATCCGATACATGTGGATGAAGGCACTCGGCGACAAACAATTCTCAAAGATAATATCAAAATTCCCACAGAGGATCAACTCTATAATCCAGTCAACCATGATGCAGCGTGCTGTCAACTCTTGTGTGAAGCTTTGCATGACACCATTATCAGACCTTGTAACAATACCAAAACTGGTGAGAGATGATGAAACAGGGAATTATGACGAATCAACAACAGGTGTAACAAATCTCATGCCCAGATTGTTCACACTAGGGCCACCTGTCCCAATCTCATATAATCTGAATGAAATATACTGGTGCATGCTGTATAACAAGGACAGACAAAACAAGACTCAAGATGCCATGAACATTCTAACGAAGATTCTCAAGGAGGAGGAGAAGTACGACCTTGAGATTGACTCGCGGGAGAGGCCTGAAGAAAAGGCTAACTATTTCCTCGGGACAACAACAACAAAATCAGACATCGAGCACATCCATTCCAAGAAGCCCGAAAGCCACTATTTCAGTTACAGGGCAGTTCAAATTGGAGTCTCGCTTCAGGATAAGCATCCTGAAAATTTCGGCGAGAATGGATCATGGTTGAATAGCGTTAAGCTCTCAGCTATACTGAACAAGAATCTATCTGATTTTGCTACTTTCAAGGCTTCTGTAAAATCTATTGCAGACTCAATCGATCCTCATGATTTAAATGAAATTTCAAAACTTGGTCAGAGGACAAAAGCCATTGAATTGGTGGCTGAGATTGTTCAGTCAGAGAATCTTCAAACAGCATCTGAGGTGGCAATGCAATTCTCTGGTATAAACAACTCAAATTTTGAGATTATCATCCAAATCTTCAAGAAGAACCAGGTCGGCGGTGTTCGAGAGATTATAATCCTTTTCATTAAAGCAAGGATACTTTTCAACATTGTCGAGGAGATATCAAGACTCCTGAGCAAATCTGATCGTAGAGAGATTTTGACAAAAGGCCGAGACAAACGATTAATGATGAGGGCAGACTACGAGCACGTCTGCGCCTCATTTCCAGTTGGCACACCGATTCAAATTGTGAAGGAATCATACGACATGACCACATGGGCTCAGAAATTCATTCCCACAATCTTTATTCCCCTATACGAACATCACTTCAAAGAATTTCCTGGGATAAGGGACCTCGGAAGATTCATTTTCTTGTCTCACGGAAACAAGAAGATGGAGTATCCGAAATCTCTGGTCGAACAATGGATGAGACACCCAGAAATGACTCACGACAACCCATCAATACAGAAGAAGAAAACAGACTTTCTCCAGACCGGGCAGCCATGGTTCATCAATCACTCAAACATGTGTCAAGGAATCCCTCATTACAATTCAACTGTCCTTGCATTATCCTGTCTTAGCTTACGAGATGCTCTTTTCGAGTCTTGCCTTAAGCGGCTTGGAGTCAAGCAGCACATACAATGGCGAACTAGAGTTGGATCTGATGATAAAGGAACCATAATTGGTATTGATAAATCAGAGCGTGACTCTTACTATCAATACTTGTTGTTCGGGCAATGTGAGCATGCTTCGGAAAGGCTCCATTCAATGGAACTTTCGATAAAATCGGCAAGTGGTCACGTTATGTACGAGCTAAACTCAGCGTTCATGGCAAATCTCGAGACCTTATCACCCACCATTAAGTTTGCCTCAGCATCAACTGATACAATCGGAACGACCTCTTGCACTTCTTTTGTGAATGAATCTTATAGTAGAATCAGACAGATGAGAGAAAACGGATGTTCATCATTGACATGCTCTTTCGCGCATTCACTGAATGCTGAACATTTTTACAACATATTTGACACGGGTTCAATGGGTGAGAATGACATAAGGAGGATTTTTGGCAAACCTATGAGCCAGATACCATATGACTTCGGGGTGTACCCGACATACGATATTGATCTGCAAGACATAATCGGACCAGAGTATTACAATTATCAAATTCTCAAGAAGTACCCTCAGTCAGATGCGGTTAAGCTCCTATACACTGAAATCAGCAAGGCCGACAAGAATGAACTCTTCCCAGATGACCAGGAAGCCATGATGAAGAAGGACCATTTCGGTATCAATCAAGGCCTTGTGAAACAACTCGCAAACATGAGAACTAGGCTAAATGCAAATGCAGAGCAGGTGGAAGAGTACTTCATC